TCAGATTSAKCGTMATAGACGGGTGCCTAACCTTAAAAATAGAGTGGACGAAGCCACTGAGTTAGCGGTGATAGAGATGGCGATTCATTATCCTGCCTATGGTCAACTAAGAATTAGCAATGAGTTGCGTAAACAGGGAATATTTGTATCACCTAGTGGTGTTCGTTCCGTTTGGTTGCGGCACAACTTGGAGAACTTTACCAAACGTCTAAACGCCTTAGAGGCGAAAGTACAGCAAGAAGGAATTATTCTGAATGAGCAACAAATACAAGCTCTTGAACGCAAGAAAGATGAAGAGCAAGCCATGGGTGAGATTGAAACCGCGCATCCTGGCTATTTGGGTTCACAAGATACCTTTTATGTGGGGCATTTAAAAGGGGTAGGACGTATTTATCAGCAAACATATGTCGATACTTACAGTAAAGTAGCGCATTGTAAGCTATACACCTCTAAAACCCCTATTACTTCTGCAGACTTACTTAATGATCGTGTATTACCTTTTTATGCAGAGCATGATTTACCTGTATTACGCATTCTGACAGATAGAGGAACAGAGTTCTGCGGTAAGGTAGAGCATCATGATTATGAGCTTTATCTAGTTATTAATGAAATTGAGCATACAAAGACTAAGGCTCGATCACCTCAAACCAATGGTATTTGCGAGCGCTTCCATAAGACCATTTTGCAGGAGTTTTATCAAGTAACGTTCCGCAAAAAACTCTATGCTGATTTAGATAGTTTGCAAAAAGACCTAGACGAATGGCTTGATTTCTATAATAATGAACGAACTCATCAAGGAAAGATGTGCTGTGGGCGAACACCCATAGAAACATTGATTGATGGTAAACAGATTTGGAACAGCAAAAAGCATGAGCTAAATCTAATCTGACAGACACCGCTTGTCAAACGGGGAACTGTCAGATGAAGTCTGAACTTCTACAGTCTATTAGAAAGACTGCCTTTATTTGAAAAAATTCTTGCTCAATGCCCACCAGAAGGTAAAAAGCATAGCCCAATCTACGGCTATACAGAACCGTGGGATAGAATGCATCACATCTTCCCTTGCATGAAAGAAGCGTTGATGAGATAACTTACTACTCACCCCACATTCTAACCACCGCCTCATGGCGCATTGCACAGTCTGTATAATCACGTACTAATTGAATATAAGACTGTGCGAGTGCGTCCCATGAATTACTGCTTAATGATTGGATTTCTGGGCACCCCTGCGCTAGATTGACGGGTAGTGGTGCTCTCCTTAATGATGTCGTTGATGAGGCGCATCCTGCCATTAGACATAAAACAATCAGCAGACAGAGGATTTTGAATAACTTCATAATTGTAATCCTTAATAATATCGTTAGTTAATGAATTTAGACGTTCAGATGTCAGCGAGATATGAGCAGATACCGACTGTAACTGCTTTACCTGATTTTTAAACTGTTCTAAATCAGCTAAATATTGAGCCGTCTCTGCGTCTTTCTTACCGATTCCATATTGATACTGCCCATACGTATAAACAAAAAGAAGCAGTCAAAATGACTGCTCCTGATCCGATTAGATATTTTTTATACATATCACCACCATCGAATAGCCGAAATAAATGTTCCAAAAACAAACAGAAATAATATAAATACCAACCTATTGATTAATGTGCGTACTCTTGAGGATTTCTCATACTTTTCTAGCACTTTTTCCACCTTTAAATCTATGTTAAAATTCACTTGTGATGGTCTCCATCATATTCATTTATTTGAAGGTTAATCTCTAAACCAAAGCTGTTCCCGCAGTTTTGGTTTTCTTTTATGTATTATTAATGAGAACATTTATTGAACGCCATTAATATGTTTTAAAGAAATTAAAGCTGACACATCCAACGTTCTACTTCTCTGCGATTGATTAAGCCTTTCCAAGGTTTCCCTCCTGCGTTCACCCACCGCCTTAATTCATCACAAGCCCCTATCCTATCTCCAGCATTTAATTTTTTAAGTAATGTAGATTTCTTAAATGCACTAATTCCAACGTTATAAACAAAACTGACCAATGCTGCAGTCTGTACTTCACTCATGTGTACAGTCACACTATCAACAACGGCCTTGTAATACACGTTCAAATCATTTCTTAATAATGTTAAGCACTCCTCATCATTCATGTAGTCGCCAAGATTTACACCTTGTGTATGTCCATAACATATCGTAGGTACACCGACCACATCTAAGTAAGCATAATTACGCTTACCCTCAAGTACCCGAGCCACTTCCCTGATACCAATAAACAAATTACTCGTCCCCAGACTCTCCGCTGTCTTGCCTACCTTAAGCTCTCGCACCCAAAATCCATCAATTTTATTAATAGGTGAGTACAATCGACTTAATGCAACGTCTTGTCCAATATCAAACTTCAGGTTGGCCAACTCTGCTTTTAATTGATCCGTATCAACTTGAGTAAAGTCAGTTTCTCGTACAATGACAACTTTAATATATATATCCATAACAGTAGCTCTATCAAACTTAATCAGTCTGTTGCCTTTTTCTGTGAGTAGATTAACTTCTACTGCACCTTGTAAGCCAGCTCCTGCACCTTTGTTTTCGTAAATGACCTCAGCGATGGCATTATCATCACCACCAATAATAATGGCATTGATGGAATGCCCCTCAACGCCTTGGCTATCTGTATCATTGCTGGTGTTTTCTAGAACAAGCACCTGTTCAACATCACGTAAGCCATGCAACTTTGCTCGGATAGCCTCGCAGCTGTTTACGGCATTTTGTGCATGCGATAAAAAAAGACGCTGTCTTAATTCAACATCCGTCTCTTCTTCTTGGCCTAATACCGCATTTTGAAACGCCACCGCTTTATTTAAACCAACGATTACCGTTTCAATTTCTAAGCTATCACCCTCTTTCACAAAGAATGCCCCCAGTTCTTCGCTACGAAAATCACCTCGTGCAGAACCTAAAGAATTAAGCTGTGTTGCTTTAACGAGCGTCCATCTATTCTTGTTTTCGTCAACCAAGACCAATCCAGCAGGGATATCCGTGTACGGATCCCCAGTCAAAATAACGGAGTACAAATAGCTATTCTTCGCTTCTCTTCGTACAATCCCAGAGTAAGCCGCACGTTGCTCCAACCAAACGCCTGTCGCTCGGTAGGGGTCAAGCTGTTTATAGACATTTTCTAAAAGTTCCTCAAAATCAACTTTAATTTGTGAAATTAATCCAATCATTTGACCATCTGGGCTGTCTGGGTCAATATTTATAGCTTGCCCATAAATTGCTCTAAAACCATCACTAAATTTTTGAATAATCTCATCAAGTCTTTCTGTGACAATTCCATACTTTGTTACTGTTGCCATATCACTCACCAAATAAAAAAACCGTTAGTATGTTTATAACTAACGGTTATTAATTGAATTTTTTTCATTCAAAAATATCTGTATAAGACACCTCTATCAATAATTTCCTGTTTTCACTATCGTGTGTCATGGTGAAACTATCTATTTGCTTAACGCCATCCGTCTCTAGAATATACGCCATCAATGGAACTTCTAAGCGTTTTAAATCCACCCTCTCCATCTGTTCAAACCAAGGAATTCCATGTTCTAAATCTAAAAACCAATCACCCTTAAATGACCAAAGGCGTGTTTTAACAGCTTGAGCAATAGCTTCTGAGTCTTGTGCATAATTTGAATAGCCTGAACCAAAAGTCCAATCATGATTACTGTCTAACCGTCTAACTCTCATGAAAACTCCCTATTGTGGACCTGATGTTTTAGAGCCACCAGATGACACCCCCCCATGAACATGGTTTGTTAAAGAAATGCCACTCGCTACTACGTCTGCACTACTTACAAAACCTCCGTTCTGTTCTATTTCCCCCTTGATAAGAATTTTTCCATTTGTAATCCTGATAAATGTGCTGCCATCTAATGTCTGTAATGACAACCCATCAGTAAAAAATCCTTTAATCGTATTAGGGCGTGAGCAAATACCTGGGATAAACATAGCATCAGATAAGTCACAAAAGCGGTAATCCAATGGTTCTGTAGCTTTACCTGAAGTATGCCATCCATCAATGCAGCGTTCACTAAAAATAGCAATACCTTCATCACCTGCTTGTAATGGAAAAGTTACTGCAAATCCACCTCCTCGAGGAAAGTTCACAGGCACATCCATCAATGGAGGGATTTGAACCGTTTTTCCATCTATCAAAATCTGCTTTACTTGTGCAGCTAAAGTGACTGTTTGTAAAGTAGAATTGAAATCAATTACCTTGGCAGGCAATGATGTATGGATATCTTTAATCGCTTTTTCAGTCTGTGCGTCAACCGCTGATTCGACTGTTGCATTGTGGTAACTATAATCACTCATTTTTTCTTACTCCCTTTATCTTCCATTTTTTGGAACTTACCACCAACCACAGTCATCTTACTGTGCCACTCACTATCCATACTATTTCCTGTATGAGCCAGTTTAACAATCTTATACTCACCATTAAAAAACTCAAGAATAGACTCTAAGCGCACCATTCCGCCGATTTGTAATAATGGGTTAAGCAAACAGGTCAACTCTAAGCCATCATCCGTCTGTTCTGGTGAATCAATCAAACCAGTATCTTGCGATAAAAGAACAGCTTCGGTATCTAGCACCTTATCTCTAGGTAGAAAAATAAGCTCCCCATCTTGAATAGACCAGTCTGCTTTATTATTCACAGCAATCTTTCTTAAGATAGCCCGAGAGTCACCGTTAAGCACTCGACCTCGAGGAAGTTTTCGCTTGTTCGGAAAATCCAATGCCCCCCGCTTAACATTCGGCATAGTCTTTTGTACTTCTGCGATAATTTCTTCGTCAGTAGCGCCTGCTTTTAACGTTACACTAGACCTAGCTGTGGTGTAATCTTTAAAACCATCAGCACTCTCTATCTCAAGTACAAAGTCCACACCCTCGCGCATAACCTTTACTTTTGTAATGTCACCACTATAGATAGGACGTAATTCTTGATAGCCTGCCGACAAGACAATACGCTTATATTCCTTGCTTAATAACTGGTTAAGGTGGTCTCGATTTAAATTCCAAATTCGAATAAAAGCAGGATTGGGTTTTTCGTTAATGGTTTTATCCACCTCAAACCCTACCCGCAATTTATCTACTATCAAGGTATTCTCATCACCGATGATTTCCACTTGCCAGCGTCTTCCGTATTGCTTCATAATCTTTCTTTTAAATCAATAAATAAAAGGTTTCTGGAGCCCAAGTCTGATAGTTCAATCGGATCTAGGTTCTCTCCTGACTCATCTGATACAAACATCTCGAATGACTGTAAGGTTCTATTCAACAGAGGAATACCACATACCAAACTTAACCCTTGAGCAAGCATTTGTTTTGATCTAATCTCAAAAACATCCATCGTCCAAAATCGACAAACACTGTTATATTTCAACGTTATTCTGATTTTCATCCCTTCAAAGTCCAGAACTTGCTCTTGGTAAGAAACTCCTACTAAAATAGGCACTAAATACATTATTTCTGCCTCCTTCCACTAGAGCCTAACCAACTCATTTAAAATAGATTTAAGAGTATTTGTCGCTTGAGTACTTCCGACTTGCGTCTTACTGGCTGATTGGGTTGCAGCTCGTCCACTTTTACTACTTCCACTAGGACCTTTGTTTTTAGTAGCAGAGCCTTTGCTACCATTAGCACTCCCCTCTGTCTTTACGTAAGCCGTATCGACAATAAAAATTTCACGAGCTGTGATTGTAAAAACTGCACTGCCTAGCTTATCCTGAGATACGGCTACTTTCTGAATGAGCATGTTCTTGTACAAACTCACACCAGTATTTATTTCAATAGGCTCACCAGACTTTTGAGACTGTACTAAATCGGCATAGCATTTTTGCACTCGGCTATCACCGCTCCCCCCCAATAAATCTGTCAAATTAAAGTCAAGGCATCCATGGCGCCAATGCTCGCACTTGATTAAGAGTGCCTGCTACTGCACCAAAACGACCCGCTACCCCTGCTAATTTACCTAATGCATTAGCAGTATAGTTAGCGACGTTCACAGGCAAGGGCAATTGATTGAGAAAATCCATTTCCCCACGCAAAAAAGGGAAATTACCTAAAACACCCAAAGGTGATTGATGATTGTGGTCAACCATTGTTCCTATAATCGTCACTACCTTAGGGTTTAAATAAGCATGGTCTGCAATTTGTGCACCACTTTCAATTGGATTTTCTGTGATAACAAGTTCAGATTCATGCTCCTCACTTGTTATCACATCCAACACAATCTCACCAATAGCGTGATTAGAAACACTCACAAAATTAAACATTACTACTCCTAAGCTAATATAGAGCTTTGTACGTTACGAACTGCTGTTGCTGCTTCATTGCCTATCATTAAAGCATCCCCCTTGGTAGTATTGGTCGTTGTAAGATTAATATTTACACTAGTATCATTTTTTACTTGAGTATTGTTATTAGTCGTATTATTAACCGCTCCAGCCTTGGCGTTATCTGTAATAGGTATAGCCAATGACCCATCAGGGCGTATAACTGTTTTCCCCCCCTGTTGAATATGTTGCTCTACCGTTTTCCCCCCACCACCAAGCCAACTTGGTAACTCTATGCTTGAAATAGAATCAATAATTGGCTGAATATACTTGTTGTATTGTTCCTTAACCCATCCAAAAGCAGCATCAAATGGGGCGGTGATAACATCTATAACTTTACTAAATGTTTTGCTTAACTCTTCAAAAGAAAATCCACTATTTGATAATACTTTCCATTCTTGCTTAACTAGATCCCAAGCATCTTTGAATGGTTTTGTAATAACCTCTATCACATAACTAAAAGCATTAACTAGACCTTCAAAAGAAAACCCTGATTCTGCAAAAATACCCCAAGCTTTTTTGACCGTATCAAACGCTTTACGATATGGCTCTGTAATCAAGTTCCAAACCTGATTAAAAGCAGACTTTAGCCAATTGAAAGTAAACGTTGATTTAAAGGTATTCCATTTTGATTTCACCCAATCAAACGCTTTACGATATGGTGCTGTAATAAAATCCCATACCTTATCAAAAAGCTCACCAATACTTTCGACATTGAATAAAGCAAGAAAATCATCCCACCAAGACTCAATGCCATCCAGTAAAAGCGCAAAAAAGCCTTGGATAAATGTCCATAATCCGTTAAAGATGTATGTCAGTCCTTCAAAGCCATTTGTAAATAACGAAACAATATTTGTTATCAGTCCCTGGATAGACTCTGAAATTACCTCACCGTTTAGTGTAAAAATCCCAACCAGTAAGTTAAATAGATTACCGATAATGTTAAAAGCTGTCTTGAGCTGCTCAACCATTAAGTCAACAATAGGCTTAAACCACTCCGCTATTTCAGCGATGATAGGTCTTAGCTCATCAATGATCTCGATAACCTTATCAACCCCTTTAGCCAAAGGCTCCCAAAAATCACCGAGTGCTGTTTCTCCTCCCTGCATATAAACGATAAAATCATCAATCAGCAGGATTAATCCAACTATCGCTGCCACTACCCACGCAATAGGATTAGTTATAAAAGCCATGATCATGCTTTTTTGACAATTGCAAAGACAGCCACTAGACCATAGAGTGCATTTTTCCAGCCAATAGTTCCTCCAATAATAGTATTGAGTACATTTGCTAATGCACTAATAACATCAATCGCGCCAGCCAAAATTCCTGCAAAAATACTTAATCCATTTCTGATTAACTGGTTATTTTCGATAAACCAATCGCGAAATAATCCGATAATTCGCATAAGTGCTGGAGCGAGTCGAAGAGAAAAATACTCTGCCACCCCTTTTGCAATTTGACCGACCTCTGCAAGAGAGTCTTGAAAAGCGGCTGCTGTTGCTGCATTCTCCTGTGTACCAACCCCTAGGCTTAAAGCTTCTGCGTTGGATAACGCCTCAGCCATTTCTTCATTGGTGAGACGTAAAGTCTGAATTAATGATGCATCAATACCAATCTTCGCCAACATCGCAATTTGTTGTTGATTACTTAAGCCTTGCATCTTCTCTCGAATATCCTCTAAGACTTCAGAGGCATCACGTACTGAGCCGTCTGCATTTTTAGCTTTAATACCAAAGTTCTCAAAAGCTTTAGCTCCAAGGCCGATACCGTTAGCCGCTTCACCAATCGCCTTAGATAAGCCTTTATAAGAGGCTTCTGCTGCTTCAACAGATGAGCCGTTAAGTTCTGCCACTTTGCCTAACAGATAAATTTTATCCGCCGCAACGCCTGTTTCATTTGATAGTTGGTGGATAGAATCAAGCGCATTTAAACTCATACTCACAAAAGCACTAAGCCCAGCAATAGAGGCAGCTGCTACTGCCCCCACCACACCCGCAATGGCAGGTAAATTTTTAAGTGACAGTTCAAGTTTACTTAGCTCTCTTGTATCTGTCTTAACACCGACTTTAACGAGTAGTTCTTCTAGAATCATGGGCTTTTCGCTCCGTATGTAGAATTTCAATAATCACTTCATGAAATGACAGCAAATCCCCCAAGGAATAAACTGTCCTTAACTCATGCAGTGAGCAGTAATGCCTGATAATTGGCGTAAAAATAAACCAGTCAACATTACTGCTTGACTGGTTATCTACTTCACCATTGATGAGGGCAGAATATTGATCAGTAATCCACCCCCACCTGAGAAAAAATCGCCAAACTGATATTTCAGTCCCGTAATAAGTACCGTAATCAGGTGACTGCGATATTTATTAAAATGACTATCTAGATCATTACTTAGACGATATGGTTTACCACCATCAATCTGAGCACTGGTGTGCCTCAACACAATATCCTCCATTTGCTTAACCGCAGGATGACCTAAGTTACTAGCTAATGAAGTAATAATAGTTAAGCCAAGACGTTGCTGATTAGCTTTTGCCTTATCCTCATCGTTCAACGACTCATCATCTTCAGACGCTACATTGGTGCTCGAAAAATCAACCGTACTCAATAAACCTAAAGCGATTTTAAGGGCTGACCACGATGCCATAGCATTAGCTGGTGTCATCGTATAAGTAACATTGTCTAGCTCAATTGCATGCGTTTCTGTCATGGGTTAACTCCTTCTTCATGAGTAATGGTCATTTGCTCAAAGACAATTTCCCAAGTATGTGGGTTATGTGCATTACCACGAGTCATTTCTTTAGCTGTGGTGAAATAACCTTTAGTCGCTACTACTAAATCCTCATTAATTAAGTCTTTAACGGTTAAGGTAAAAGGCACAAACGTCTTAATTGAGCGTTTTTGTTGTTGATGTAGACGACTTAGATACTTGTTATCCGCTGAGTGCTGTTTAAGCTTAAGCGTCAATGTACCTGATTCGTCTGGGTTAGCAACAAATACACCTTTGCCATTATTGCCAATCACCATCTGTCCGTTAGGCGAGTTATTCACCACCTTAATTTGGTCTCCACCGTCACCCCAGTCGCTAATCTCACGACCATTCAATAGCACCAGTACTTCTTTTGGGTCAAAAATCTTCATAATTTCCCTCTATCGATTAAAGTTAATGATTACGTCAGAGAAGTGGATTGCACCCGCTAACTTAACCGCCGTTTGAATGGGTGTCGCACGACGTTGTTCACGATCGGAATCACTAAGCGTATCCATTGGTGCTGCCCATACATAGTAGCCCTCGTCCAAGTGGTCTCCAGTCTCTAATTCACCGAAACTATCCCCAGTCCATTTTCCAGGAGCAAAAGCACCATTATTAATACCCTCTAGACATACAGAAATAACAGCATCAATTAATACAGCATTACCTTTATCTGTTAGAGGTAATTTTGTTGGCGACTTATACAGACGAGCAAACACTTCTTTTTGGACAGCATCTTGGAACCAATCTAGAATCACGATTTCATCTGCAAACTTACCACCAATAACCGTCCCCTCAGCAATTAACGGTACATCATCAAAATAGGTGTACACGTTAATACCAAGTCGTTTTGCTTTTTGGTATTCTGTACCTGTTACCTGGTCAGCGGTAATCGTCGGTTGAGTTTTAAACTTCAGCGTTAATGTTGAGTTTTGCGCTGCAAAATTTACTGACAGTAAACGAGCAATAGCAGAATGAGCTGCATATAGATCATCTTTGTCGTAAACAGCCAAAGTATGATCAAGCTGTGCATCAAAGAGTTTCTTTATAATATTGCCTGTTTCAAACTCTAGCTGAGTACTTTTAATAACATTTAGGGCAAATAATTTAACGTTTATTTGTGCAAACTTAGCAACTTCCTCAATTTCTCCATCTGTCAACTGAGCAGCAAAACATAAGCCATACCATGCATTATTGATGTCAAGCAAATTAGTTAAGCTTTCTGCTGGCGTTTCTGCGCTAATATTGATTGAATCTACCCCTAATTGACGCGTTGCCTGCCCATCCTCTAACTTCAACATAGCGCCAATATAGTTACTATCGGCATTACCATATACATAGCCGACTATAGTGTCATCACTTACACCTGATTCGGCAGATGATACGATAAATCGATTACCCGTTTGGTCATAAGTTACTGTATAATTTTTTAACCCCTCTTCATTAATAGCAGTTTGTAACAAACTCGCAATACCATTGAAATCTTGAACCTCTGAGAAGTTAAGATTAGTTATTTTCTTTTCGACACCACCAAGACGTATTGAAAATTGTCCTTGAATAACTCGTTTAAAAACCTCTAAAGAGTCATTTAAACTAGCACCTGTCAATTGGTTAGATGTTGCATTGATAGTGCGTTGTGCCTTATTCCATGCACCAATAACCAACTGTTTTGCTCTTGGTTTTTGCGCAAAGAATGGTTGTGATGCTCGTGCTGTTTCAGAATGAGTACCAAATAACTGTTCTACCTCATTTTGGCTGTTAACATAAACATAACGTGTTTTAGAGTCAGTAAAAGCGTTACCAGACTCTGGGGTCATAAGCAATACCGTACCAAAATCACGTCGAGTAGCTGATTTAGGTACTGTTTGTAGCTGTACATTGACAATATTTGAAATGGATAAGGCCATAATCAATCCTTTGTAATATGTTGATGAATGCTGTTGTTTGTATAAATATCTACTAGTTCAATTGGTTCAAGTGATAGGGTTGTGACATGACTGTGAGTAATATAAACATCAAATTGCCCTCTCTCCTCAGCTGATGCTCCGAGAACATAGGTGAGATTGCGAACATCTGACATATTGATGATTGCTCCACCAATACCTCGTAATCTCTCTCTCACTCGGGTAGCTTGTAATATGCTTTTGAGCTTTAGGGTCATTTCTACCGCATTTTTCCCATAGCATGAAATTGACACCATCGAAATAAGACTAGATTTAACAGTTTCTTTTGCACCATCAAAGACTAGCCTTGATGCTCCAATTTCTTGTTGAGAAACAATATTGACCGTAATAAAGGCTTTACTCTTTAATTCTGGTTGATACTGAGGTACAACCGTGCCCTTAGGTAATGTCAAAACCTCCTGAATCAGGGTGCGCAGTTTCGCTATATCGAACCGCGAGGTAGTGGAAATATCCATAATCACTCCAATCTTCTTTCGTTTTAACTTTGTAATCGTGACCATTAAAAACCACGATATCCCCAATAGCTAAGCTGTCCTTAGTAAAAACCACAATCGTTGGTAGGTAACGCTCTTGTTCTGGCAAGACTTGCATATCGCTAGGTGAAGTCGGTGTGATAATGCCTGTAATTACTTCTGACACATATTCACCATCAAAACCCCATGCGGTATGCTCTCCATACAACCGCTTAACCTCAAACTGACGATTAAACTTACTGGAGTAAATTCGTCCGAGCTGATTAATTCTCATCACGTACTACTCCTGTAATCGATTGTCTGAGCTTGCCTGTGTCAATCAGCGGTTTTGTTGAGCCTTTTCGCTTAATGGTTTCAGGAGCAAGTGCTTTGAAATCACCATTCACAATGTTTTCTTGCACGTCCCCTTTAGCCAACTCAGCAAGCTCGTTCAACGCTTTTTCTGGGTCATTGCCTGTAATCAGCCTATCCCCAAAGAATCTGAAATACTTCGCTTTGTTTTTTACAACGCTAGTCCTCAGAAATGAGCGTTCCGGAATATGTCCGTCTTCACTACCAAACTCATGCACCGCTGCTAAATCGCTCATGCTAAAATCACCGTCCACCTTAGGATTATTCTCCTTTGGTACTCCTACATAAACTGCTTTAGTCGCAAATGCTTCTAGCCTTTTGATTAAGTTTGATACACTCATTTACACCACCATAAAACCAATGCCAACGAGTTTACGTAGCCGTAAGAACTCTTGACCGTAAGCTGTTAGGTGATAGGTCGAGCTATCAGTTGTTGTAGCAGTCGGTGCATAGGCAACAGACAAAGAACCAGCAGTTTCTGATACGACATCTTTCGCTGCAGCTCCACCAGTCTCTTTCGCTTGATTAGCCAATTGAATCAAGTGAGCTGTTAGTGCAAACAGCCCTCGTTTAAATAGCTTTCCCCAACGAGCCTTATCTATTTCAGCATCAGCATCTTCCATAAAAAAACCGACTGCATTAGCGTCGGTATCTTTAAATTCAGGGTATCGCAGTTTAAATTCGTCAACTGTCTGCATAACTCACCTCTTAGTAATCTACATAAATCGCAGATTGTGGCTCTTTAAACGTCACACCACCAAAAGCCATTTGTAAACCAGATTGGAACGAGACTAAACCAACTTTTTCTGCTGTCAGAATAGTAGGCGATTGAGGAACATCAAAGACCACATGTTCCGCATCATTGATGTATGCAATCGCACGTTTTTTGCTCGAACCTGCTGTCGCCAACTTAGCAAAACCACCGGGAAGTGGTTTAATGCTCACAGCCTTACCTGCAGCGCCAGATAAATGTTCTTGTAACCACTGTAACGCCGTTTTCTCTTTATGGTCTTTCTCCAAAAACGCTAAATAAGCGTAGTCATCATACGATATAGCAATGGTATCTGGTGCAGCAATAAGATTCGTTTGGTCAAACACAGCTAAAAACATATCTTTGAACGTAGCAGTTGCCTCATCGTATGTCATTGTGTTAATAGCTTTTTTAATCTTAGCTTCCTGAATGGTAACATCAGGACTATTTAAAAGCCCTTTAACGCCATCTTTACGAGCATGACCGATAAAGGCTACTTTTTGCAATGTCTGTTGAGCATTCAAATTTAATGACTTGATTTTGCTTGTGTCAATAGCAACACCAAATTTAGCTGCTTTCTCAAGCTGATGTAACGTCCAACTTACTGTTTTTAACCAAGGGAATAACGGAGTAGTACGAGAACCAAATTTAATATCCACTTGGTCAAATACCGTTGTATTGATATCAATAATACCGTCGTCTAAATCCCCTGTCACATCACCTGTTAAATGTTGTCGGAAATCCATTAATCGATCAGCACTTGAATCTACGTACACGAATTGAGGAAATACAATCTCAGGGTATTTCGTCATTGAAATGTCTTTACTTACCTGAGTTAGGGCTGTTTGTAGAATATTTAAATGATCCATTCTTATCTCTCTTTATAAAGGGTTATAAACGAGTAATTTCGGCAATATTGCCTACGACTTTAATCACTGTAAAAGGTGTTTCGATAGTAACGCTTTCTTCGGTTGTGCCTTGAATGGTACCTGCGTGTTCACCTACCGCTGTAATATGTACAGTATTACCACACTGAACCGTTTTCTCTGGTGTTACTTCAACAAAAATGCTATCGGCCACACCAATATGCATCACATCTACTGTCTCGCCCTTTTTCTTTTCACCATAAACAATTGAGCGAACCACAACGCCTGCTACTTTATCAGTTAAAGCCGCCAATGCCTGAACACCTCCTTTTTCTGAAAGCGCGACAAAGAGACCTGGTCGCAATGCTGTTTCGCCATCATTTTGGTAAGCAACTGTTTTTGAGTTTGCTAAACCACCTTTGCCCACATCACCAGCTGAGGCCATTGCTGCCATTGTTGCATATGTCATTATTTAGACTCCTTAATGTTATATAAGCTATTAAAATCAATCATCGTGTTTGCTTCTGGCTTTGAATCTGTCACTATTGCTTTACCAACACCTGCATTCACATCCTTTACTGAGTGCTTTTTAGCCACCTCATAAACTGCCGTTACTGCCTCATCACTTAGTGTTTTAAGTGCTTGAGTCTCATATAAACCACTTTCAATAATGGCTTTTTCACGAATAGATCGAGCATTATCGCTATCAACAATTTTGATTGTAGGGAATGACGATTGCGCATCAGCTAAAACTGCACTACGCAATTTTTCCGCATGTCGCTCTGCTTTCTCATCGGCTAATTGTTTACGAAGAGCCGCAATCTCTGAGGCCATATCCGCATCTTTGACTGGTTTTTTCTTCTCTTCGTCACTCTCAGGGTCGTCTTCTGGTTTATCGTCAGACTTTTTCTCCTCAGGTGTACCGTCCTCTGGCTTACCCTCATCAGACGGTACACCAGCTTCTTTTTTCTCTTCCTCTTCAACCTTTTGCTTCTGTTCATCTGACAACTTAATGCCGAATGCACCTAATAAGGTATCTAGAAAGTTCACAGATTTACTCATGTTAATTTCCTTATCGGCCAGTTTTACAGATCCACCGCAACGACCCTTGGCCACAATCGCTACGTGGTTTCCCAACATTGGGGACATTTCAAAATCAGCACATGGATCCGTACTATCTAATAAATCACAATCGTAGCCGCAAGATAGTTCCTCCAGTTGCCCATCCTGAACTAGCTTGATAGCGTCCGCATCGTAAATCCACGCTTCAGCAGTCAGGACATCGCCCTCTCGCTTGACATTACGGATGTTCCCTACTGAGAGTTGTTTCCAGTTCTCCGCACGTACACTGCCAGATGGGTGTCCAATCGTAATCGGCGCACCGTCAAAACTCTTAATCGTCTCATCGCTGAATAACGAGCGCTCTGTACGCGCTACCTTTTTAATTTCCTCTTTCGTGCCAACCGAAAGCTCGGTATCAAGGTAATCAAACACCCCAATGCGAGAAATTGACGCAGGTACAACTAAATAACCATCCCGTGTCATCTTTCGCTGGCTGATGCTTGAATTCGCTTTGTCGTTAAATCTCATCGTTTACCCTCTTACTGATTCTAAGTTGGAAATGACAAAACCCCGATAAAGCGACGAACTCTATCGGGGTTTGATTTTTTTATAAGGTTAAGTGTTTACTTTAGTACTTGAGCTACTAAACCAGACGCTGCAATCTTAATCACTTCAAATGACAGTTCTAATCGTTTGCTCTTAATCAATGTTTTCAGACTATTCCATGTCGAATCATTACGTATCTTATCTAGGAACTCGTGACCGTCCCACGTAAGCGACCGTGCGCCAAAGCATAACTCTCTCGCACTGGAATAATCTATCGCTTCTATCAGCCCTGCACTAAGCAAGAGTTTGAAGTGATATGAGACCATCTCAGCATGATAACCTCTGAACTCATCATCACTCAGGAAACTTTGTGCATCGGCTTTTTCCTCTAACTTCAAGAGTATTTTGCGGATTAAATCCCAGTCTCGTTGCATAGTGTTCTTCCAAAAAGAAAACCGACTATGGCTAGTCGGTTTAGTTATTTTAGTCAGCGGTTTCTAGACTTTCTAAGTGCTTGATTTGCTCTTCTACCGTTAAGTCGTAGTCCTGAGTAATGCGACGATAAAACTCAATCGCGCAAGGATTAGTTCGCAGATGGTAAATTTTTTCAGCAATTTCTGCCTTTGTTGGTTTGTAAGCCTCAGCCTCCGCTAATAACTTCTCATTTTCAGTGAACTGGTTACGCGTCTCTTCTTGCCATCGCTCAATTGAAGAATATCCCTCTAGCTTAGCTAGCTCTCGTTGTCTCTCAATAGGTAAATCTAGAACACTTTCTATTGCCATTATTCAATCTCCATCAGCTCAATGGTAATCACGTTTTTAAAAGAAAACCAAGATGGTTTGTGAACCTTCTTCACAATGAATCGTTTCTCAGATTGGAACAGTACCTCTCGCTCCTGAGGGAACATAGATATTTTTTCAATATCCCTACCATTTTTCCCTCTGATTATAAAGCGAATATTTCCTTTAAAATCCTTAAGCGCATCTATTTTTGATGTACTAGTGAATTGTCTCTCTTTGATTATACTACCGATTTGATAGCTATCCAAGAAAGCTTTTAGCTCCTTTTTAGGAATACGAATATCCCTATAAGTTACACCTTGATATTTAGGCATTTTATCTAGAGCTTTATCCAGTTTACTTGCAACTAGTTTTTGTTGTGCAGTAGCGGTGCCTGTGCGTAACGCTATATTCAAATCCCTATGTAGCGTATTTGTATAAGCCACCAAATACTCCGTTTCAACGAATGATAATCCATACTCTTTCCTAGCAAAACCACTTAGTTGACGAGTATGACTTAAAATTGCAGCGTATGCGCCTTTACTTACAAGAGCTGCTACTTCACTACTCCGTTCCCCTCTCACATCAGGCGTATCATTCACCCCATCGAATATAGCGATTGCTACACACCGACAGTTAATTTCATCTCCAGGATGTCCTGTTGGTGGTGGATCATCGTATGAGAATATCTTGCCGTCATTCGCCATATGCGATTCACGGACTCGCTCATCACCTGAGGTACTCCAACGATACTTAGTAATGCCTAGTTCTTCGTGACGTGCCTGTGTGAGTGCGCTATTCGCTTTTGAGGACTGGTCACGGGCGATTAACCTTGCTCGGCTATCCGTTACGCCACCAATCTCTTTAATCTCTGCGGCAATCTCTTTAGTTAACTTACCAGACGCTAACCCACGAGTCACCGCTGACTGTACTTTATCAAGATATTGCGTAGGGATAGACTTGATTAACTGCACATTAGCTAGTGTCAATCCCTCTAACCGCTGTGCTACCTTACCACCACCAAACACAAACTGTTCAATATCTACACCTATCTGTCGCTTGATGTTATCTGCAACTTCTTGTTGATTCTGCTGGTTAGCTCGAGCAGCAAACTGTTGGGCTAGATTATTAGCTACCTTCTCCGTCCATTCTTGGTTTTCATACTGATTTAGATAAGTCAAAAAAGTACGTACAGAAAACGCCTCTATGCCTTTGTCAGCACTATCCATAAAAAAAGCACCGCTAGATAGTTGCAGTGCTTTTTCAATGTCATCACGCATCTGTTTGACAAAGGATCTTAGTTGCGTGGTGTACCAAAGTTCCGTTCGTTTACTAACCTTTCTATACTTGAACCTCTTCGGTAAACGCTTCCCCACCTTCCTCTGGTTCAGCACCACCTCTTGTAAATTGATGTCCATCTGCATCCTCTTCTAGCATATTAAGGTCATCATCAGTAATCTTGCTAAATAATCCAGACTCTTTAAGCTCGCTCGCTACTTGATGCTCTGTAACAATACCTGCCTGTACTAATGCATTAGCAGCGATTGCAAAGGTATTAAGCACCGTAGCCTTTTGTTCTGCTGTCAGTTCTGAAAGTGGATTAAAATCAAACCACCAATCTGTAGGTACTTCACCTGATACTTGATAAAGAATCAGTGGATCTATCACATCAAACACAGGACGTAAAATAGATTCCTGTAACGAATGAATGCCCTCATGGTAGTTTTGAATATCTTCGGCTCCGCTGGCGAAACCTGCCGCACTCTGTCCAAACAAAATCGTCAAAGGCATATCTGCTGCACCGGCAACTTCACTTCGAAACTCGACAAGCAAATCACGCAATCCACCAAAGGTTAATTCCTTTTGCTCATATTCATTCTCTTTATCAAGTAATAAACTATTGGTTGACGACTTAATCGCCTGAATATGACTCATGGCTTGAGCAATATCATTCTCACGACCAGAACTAAGGGCATTCGTTAATCCATCCATTTTAAAGACATCTACCTTACACTCAGTAATCAAGTCACCAACATTAGCGCCCATCGTCTCGTAGCGCTTGAGGACAGTATAGACAGGCTCAATTGCCGATAATCCAAAAATCTTTTGTTCAGACAAGGGACGGTCAATCGCATTAATAATAATGAGTCGTGAGTGATGCACCCTTACTTTACCCTTAATGGTGTAATAGTCGTAATGCTTAAAATTACTTGATAACACATCATCATTAAGGCTCCCCTCTCCTGACACATCGGAAGGCATTAATATCACTAGTTTTTGGATAGCTTGCGACGCATCAAGAGGCAAGGTAGGATTACGCTCAGTAACAACCAGTAGTGCTACACCACCATAAAGAAGAGACCAGGTTAATGCCTCATTTAACGTAGTCTGTAATTTTAAGCGTCTTTCAATATCCTCAAAAGCCGTCATACTTTGTGCATCTAAATCATTAGACTGTACTTTACGCCATTTACGCGTCATATCATTAGCTTTCTTGGAGCAAATTTTTTGGACAATCCAATTCTGTTCCCACAAATATTCCAGCTCTTTGATATTGTCCGTCAGCGAGCGAGTTTTTATAAACTTTGCCTCTTCAATACGCCCGCCAATTTGACGGTGTAGCATAGCAATACCATCATTTAAGTGCCTTGTGGGGATATGTCCCTTTTTTCGAGTATTTGCCATTTTTTTATTATCCTATAAAACATCCCAGAGACTATTTCCGCCTGCCGTAGGTGCAAAGCACATAATTAAAGCATCCGCTCTGTTTGGTGAGGGGATGCCTCGTTTTTTCATGTCCTTTTTACTTTCAACTTTTACTCTGCCATTATTGTCGTAATCAACTCGCGGCCTAGAAAGCTCTGCTTTTAAATAATCTAAATTAGGTATTGAACTATCTAAACTAATCAATTCATCCACTGGGTATGTATCCCCAAATCTAACAGCACGATAGGTTTTAAAAAAACGGTCTCTCACTGCCCACCACGCTTGCGCCTTGATGTTGCTGAACATATCACCATTCTTCTTGCCTGCCTCATACTCTGAGTCTTTGCGTAATACTTCACCGCCAGCATTAAACCCTATTACCTTCATTTTTGCTGTTCTAGCAAAACGTGCTTTGACACCAGCACCTACACCGATAGAGTCATAGGTCACTTGGTCTGCTCGCTTATCTAGGGCATATTGATGTGCTTTATCTGCACTGAAAATCACATCTCCCTGTGCCCATTCCTCTAAGTCCATCACCACTGACCCATGCGCAAAGCAAACCGCATTACTGTCTTTGCCCTCGTCTGCCACATCAAAGCCGACTACCTTTTTACCTTCAGCTGTAAAACCTAATTTGATGTGAGCATTGACTGAAGCGTTAATCCACTGCGGTTTGATAATCGCTTGGTCGCTATCAGCGATTGGTTGCCCCTCGTAAACGTGTAAGTACAAATCGTAATCACGCTCACGCATTTGTCGCATATCTTCTAGTAATTCAACTGGAAAATACGGGTTATCTTGCCAATTCACCATGACTGATGCACAACGCTCAGGCGGATTAACAACAAATCGTTGATAAGTATCATCCAAGATATTCTTAGGGTTGAAACTCACTATAATCTGTGAATCATCCTCTCGAATAGTCGGAATAAGTACATCCCAACTCTCTTTTGTTACGCTTTCCGCTTCCTCAACCCATACGTAGTTAATCCCCGTCATGGATTTAATTGAAGTAATATTGGATCGTAGACCTGAGAATGTAAAACGGCTCCCATTTCGCCCGACAATCTGTGTTTTTTGCACATCGAAAAAGGCTTGTAACCCTAACATCTCAATCTGATCTGCTAACATCTGAATTACCGAGTCGGCGATTGAGTTTTGGATTTCACGACAGCAAAGCACCCTCACTGGTTGGGTAAATGCTTTTAACACCAAAGCTCGTGCAATATTAAAGCTCTTGCCACTACCACGACCGCCATAAAACACAATAAACCGCCATAAGTCCTCAAAAAGAGGTTTAAATTTGGGCGGAAACTGGATATTAAGTTGACTCATTCCCAAAACTCACATGAATAGAGGTAGGCAAAGGCTTACCCCCACTTTGTAAGTCGATAACTTGCTTGTCTAATCCAAGCAGTTTTGCCTTGCCCATCGTTGCACTAACGGCCCCTGATGATTGTGGTGTTTCAGCCTTCAGTGCTGCTTGTCGAGCTTCTTCAAGTTCAGCAATAAGGTCATCAACTGTTAGCTTATGACGTTCTAGATGTTCTTGCTTGAGTGCATTGACCCTTACCGACACCTTACCGTTTTTTAAAAGTTCAGTAGCTTTTACATTAACAGTGTTTGCTCTCATTTTTGACGCATTATAAGCAAGCCTATAAGCTTCACTCGCATTACCAGTTTCGATATAAGCCTGACAAAACTTTTCCTGTTTAGGCGTTAAACCACGACTAAGCGTGGTCTTAACCTCACTTTTAGCCATGGTTAAACTCCTTTGTTTATAATCAATGTATGTGTGTTATCCATCCAGCAAAACAGCCAAACACTAACATAGGGGGGTTATATGTCATCAATCGTTAGCATCAAGTGCCGTTACGGTTCTACAAAATTCCAATATCCCGACAACATTCAGCGTCAAAACCAACTCAAAGGAAGTGATATCCTCACCTGCGCTTCTTGTGGTGCTAAAGGGACTTACAGCTCCGTCCTTGAACAAGCGAAGCAACAAGCTGTCGATGCGGTCAAGGCTAAGCTCAGGAAACGCTTTAAGTAATAATTCACGAGCCTGCTCAACGAGAAGATGAACATCACTCACTCGAATTTGTAGATTATTCATTCTTGCTCACCCAAATAAAAACCCCGAGAACATGACTTCCCGGGGCTAACTTCCTTCTCTTCACTCGTGGTCAATTTCGCTTACGTTTTCTGTAGACGCAATTATACCAGCCCAAATTGTCGCACTTTCTGTCGCGCTTTTCAAGAAGCAAATGTCGCACTTTTTTAATAACCTTTTGATTTTGAATTGTTTTTTTTATTTTAATCAGCTTCACTTTCGTCAATCCATTGGTGGGGTAATCTGTAAGTATTTAGCTAAATCATCCATTTTCTTTTGCTATTTTTCTATGTTTTTCTTTTGTTAAAGATTTCGTAGACGCATTAAAACATTTCTCATTAACTTCTGTTTTACAAGCGTTCAACCCTCCTGTGGCTTTATAAAAAACTGCGCTTGCAAAAACCACTTCCCTTAGCTGTTCTGGAACATTACTTACGTCATCTTCTACGAGTTTATTAATCTGTTGCATATATTCATCAACAGCTTCTTTAATTAATTTTTCTTCATCTTTTTTATCAAAAAAATAACAATCTTTTAACACAGGGGAACCTGCTACTTCTCCACCCCCCACACACAAAAGCGAGATTTTTTGGCCTTTATTTAAATCAACTACTTTATCAAGTTCATCAGGTCTGAACGAGGCTTGCACCTTGTTAACAGTATATTTTTCTTTTGATTTGAATGATACAACGGGTTCATCTTTAAAATCGCTGCTTATCTTTTCAACAATGCCTGATACAAAAATATTTTTACCTTTATATTTTTTATCTCCTCGTATTTCATTCTGGTCGTAAGTTTTAAGAATTTCTTCAGCATCGGTCTCAAAAGAATAATCAAACCTTTTATCTTTCTTATAGAAATCTCCAAAAGCAGTTTCGCCACCGTCCATATAACTTAATAAGTCATCACTCAATAAAATTTTAGTTAAAGCCAATTCACGTTCCGACGGCAGGTACTTAATTTCATCAGAAATAGCTTGGTTTGAAAACACGAGTAATAAAGTCGAAAGTAGTACTTTTTTCATAATATCGCTCTCCTCCTTGAATTAGTTAAAAATAAGACAGCTTCTATTCAAACATTAGCAGACCACTTTGGAGTAAGTTTAGAATATGCAGAACTTAGAAGAGTCAAAGCCCAAAGGAGATGAATCCTTTGAGCTCTTGGTAAATATTGATTATTGGCGTAATCAATATTTGGGGTTAGTTTTTCACCTACTAACTCAGGCAAACAATCTAGTAAAACCTTAACCATAGATTTTACAAGGTAAGTCTTTTAAAATCTACATTGTTCAGGAACAACTAATCAACGAGGACTCATCATTACCCAATTTTACGTCCTTTCTTCTTTCCCATACTGTATTGTTTGATTAGACTGTAAGACGTATAGTTCACACCGCTACCAACACGCCTTGCGTCGTCTTCCCTGTTCCTAGTTTTAACGGATCAGATGGATTCAACGTAGCGCGCCATTGGTCGTCATCTTTTAATCGTTTTTCCAATTCCTTGCGGAACTCTCGTGCGTGGATAGCCTCGGCTGCTGTATGAAAGTCACCCGGCGTAATGTCTGCCGCAAGAAACATCCGTGCGACGATGTCATAAAAGCTCTCCATATTGACTTTGTAATGTACTCGAGCGTCATAGCAATGTGCGGCATAATTATTGGAGCCAATAGCACGTAGTGGTTTTTCGAGTAAGGCGAGTGTCTCGGACATGTTAAACGCCATTTTCTGCAAACTCTCCAAATCAAGGATATCTTCAACGGACACACTAATGTTGCGCATCGGGGTTGTATAGGTAATCTGTTGCGGTGATGGTTGTGTCTCTTGTGTGTGGTTTTCCAACACATCTAATACCAATTTACGAAATTCTTTGGCGATTTTTGTACGGGCGAACATCGCAATTAAATGTGCGCCTCGTAGGCTAAAAATTCGGGTGGTGGTTTGATAATTTCCTGAGGTGGTCAAATTGACCACCTGAGCCATTTTGTCTGTAAATTCGTCTTGATTACGTGTATAAATCTTAGAAACAGAACGCTCGTCTGAATATCCCAACGCTTGGGCGAGTTGTGCTGATTTAACCCAAATTTGGTTGTCTTGGTCAATGACATCAAATGAAGTTTGATTGAATGTTAATGCTTGCATAACAAGGCTCCTTGTGAAGTTTTAAAACCTCGCCCCGTCTTCCGCCAAGAAGAGGGAGGGGCAAGAACGTACAGGTTGGCGGACTGCTCACAAGGTAACAGCACATCTTACGATGTCCCATACGTTCGCCCCCATAGGAGCGCACAAACAAAAACCACTTAAACAGAATATGTTTAGAGTGGCATTGTGTGCCTTGTGAAAGTATTCAGGCCGCCAAGCCCGACTACAATTGTTTGATGTAGTATTTTCATCATAACCTCATCATTAAAAAAAATCAACTCCATTTGTACTCTGCCCCGCCTCCGAGCTTATCTCGGACTTTAACCTCAATATTGCCCATCTCGGCTAGGCTCTCTAACACCCGCTGCACCTGACGTGTGGTACTACGTCGCTCTCGCTTTTTAGGATTGATATAGTTCACAATCGTTTTCACCCGAAAAGTTTTATGCGGATAGCTACTAAGTAATTCAATCACTTCATCGGCATATTTCAAATCTTCCCTCTCATCTCTACAGTTAACTCCTTTCTGACATTCTCAATCATAAATTCAACAGTTCGTACTGGTACGCCTGTTTGTTTACTGATGGCTATTCGACGTGCTGTTCGGTTTAGCCCACGATAAGTTAAAAATCTATCAACCCACTCGCGACAAATAATGATTTTGACGACCCAATGCTGACGCTTGACGAAACTGGACACAAGGTGATGATGTGGCCAATTAACTGGTGTGTGAGATTGGTTTTCATCGTCTAGCTTAATTTCCTTTTCTACACCAGGCTCTAACACCCCATTCCACTCTTCTTTTGTCGGTCTATAATATCGTTCAGCAGACGCACAAAAGGATGGCTCCTTTGGTCTTGGATCCTCACCGTTGATAAGCTCCCCTCGAGCCCAGTTAATCAGCAAGTCTTCAGCTGTCAGCATCGATAATCACCTCTACAAAACCCTTTTTGTTTGGGTCAATATCTTTACTTATCACTATCGGATAAAACTGCGTATCGTCTATTTCTAACGCTTTTGCAATACCGTCTAAGTGATATTTCATTGCTGATAGTAAGTTGTCCAAATCTCTTTTATGTTTGGTTGGAAAATAAAACATAATGCTTAACGGCACATTTAAGAATGGGTATTTAATCCGTTTGTTTGCTTCCTTTGCTACGTAAAAACCCTCTATTCTTGCTTTCTCTTTAGCCTTTTGATACGTTGCCCAGTGTCTGCCGTTTTTACGGTTAGGCATTAATGCACTATCGGGGAAATTAAAAATCAATTTCATATGATTAATGTACGCTTAGATTTTCCATTAGGACATTTTTTAAGTCCTTTAGCTCTTTAGGCATTGCTGCTCTGTTTACAGGCAATGAAAGCTTAGGCTCATTAGGTGTAACAGTTTCATCACGTGATAATGTTTCGCAAGCTTTTACAAACTGCGGTAATGTGGGCGGCCAGTCGTACATATCAATGCAGTTGTTTAATCCTCGTTTAATCATCTCTAACGTTAGCCCTCTGGTGTTTATCATTTCCGCCCAAACGTTTTTCCAACCGTTGATAGACTCTTCTGTCATGAACATATCAAGCCATTTTTTACCGTACATCATTGCCAAACGGTTAAACAAATGGTCAATAAGTCGGCAATTAAGCTTAGAGTGAAATTGAAACATGTTGATTGTCATTTTGTTGCTCCTGATGGATAACGTCTGTTACGTCAATAAAATTACAGTCGGTTATGTTTTTAGTGTTCCGAAACCCATTGTTTGCTGCGGCTAACGCATCAAATTTTTTGAATTGTTGTGCTTTAGGTTGTTGCGATGTGACGTTTTTCTGTTCGTTCAATATTCTCCGAACAACACCCAAAACGTACGCCCAAGAGCTTTTGCCATTCTGCTTTGCTATCGGCACAGCATCGACAAAATGCTGCATAGACGCCCCTTTAGCGATAAGGTCATCAAGCCCTTGATGTCCAACAGCATCAATCCCTTCACTTCGGCAATAGGTCGTAATGGCTGCTCTAGCTTTGACTTCTGTTGGTAGTTCAATTCTTTCGGTTTCGTTCTCAACCTGCTCATTTTTTGAAACAAAAACAGACAGCCCATCTTTCCCATTCATGGACTTTTCTTTTTTGTTTGTTTTTTCTTTTATATCTGTATCTGTATCTGTATCTGGGGGCGTTACTGTAACGTTACATGCTCGTTTCTTTTTTACTTCTGTAACAATGTTATTTTTTTCAGCATTATCAGTCACTATTTTTTTACGTTCACGATGTCTTCTAACTCGCTCCAGGCTTGAATCTGAGACATATTGTCTCTTATTCCAATTAAGAATTTTCCAGCCCTCATCAATAAAGCCTTTTTCAATAAAAAGAGCTTTTGTTTTCCTCAATTCTTCATCAGAAATTCGTAAAACGAAGGCTATTTTTTCATCCAATTTTGTTTCATGTAACGTTAAATTTGTTTCATGTAACGCACCATCCGTTACTTGTAACGTTTCATGTAACGTTACAAGCTCACCAGAACATTGCAAGCAAAAAAGCATCACTAATCTTCTTTGCATGGCTTCGCTCATCATCTGTACTTTTGGATCATTGGCAAATTCTGCATACAACCTAAACCATGGATTTTTTATCATAAACCCACCACCAAATTTAAATTCATTTATCGCCCCTAGTTGTCCCTGACAGACCCTGCCAATAAGTCACGATTTGGATTAAGCTGACCATAAACGTGTTTTCGCAGGATCTTTCTTATGTATGTACTCAGAGCCTCTTCACCCTCTAAGGCAGCCAGCTCTTTTAAAGCCGCTTTAAGCTTCTCACCCAAATGGATCTTTATGTCTTCTGTACACTTCTCTCTTCTCGCCATGATCAACCTTTATTTAGTTGATGTACGGAGAATAGACCAATCCACATCAGGTCTTAGATCCTCACACCGTACCAATCCGTTTGTGGCTTTTTCGATGTCAGGACAACGCTCTGCTGGCACTTGGCGACGACCTAAAGCCCAACGACTAATAGCAATTGGTTTGATATTTATTGCCTGAGCAATTTCTTTGATTTTTCCTCGTTTTTGCTTCACAAACTCTAACAAAGTCATTTTTTATCCTTAGGGTTTTGATTTTTATAATATTAACCTTTTTGGTTTTTAAAGTAAACCATTTTATATAATTTAAATAGTAACCTTTTTGGTTAGAATATTCACATGAAACTTAAAAATGAAATCCGCTTAGAGAACTTACGAGCCCTAATTTCAGAAGCAGGCAACCAAGCCAAACTTGCTGAATTGATCGGTGTTGCGCCTAGCTATATCAACACGCTTACAAAACAACGAATTGATAACGCCACAGGCAAATCAAAAGGTATTGGTGAGGCAACGGCTCGCAAACTAGAAACCGCCATGAGCAAGCCTTTCGGATGGCTAGACCAAGATCATTCTTATGATGAATCTGTTAAAGATGGTTATATAGAACTTGAGTATTACGATATTCGCTCTAGCGCTGGTCCTGGTAGCGTGGTTGATTACGTCCCTGCGATTAGTAAAATGCTAGTACTGGAAGACTGGGCAAGAGAATATCTAAAAACTATCGAGCCTAAAAATATCAGAATCATTAACAATAAAGGCGTTTCAATGTACCCAACTATTAACGATGGGGATTTATTGTTTGTCGATATTTCATGCAATCGATATGATGGCGATGGTATTTATATCATTCTGGATGATGAAGAATTAAAAACCAAAAGACTAATTAAAGAGGACGGTATTATCCGTATCATCAGTGACAATCCTTCTCCTGCTTATAAAGAAAAAACCGTTAGTGCTAAAAACCAACATACGTTAATGATTTGTGGAAAAGTACGACGATATTTTGCGTTGAAAGATGCGACTTAATTTTTATATGAAAGTAAGAAAGGATGGAATATGAGAAAAAGAAAAAACCGAAATACTGTAGACAAGGATAAAATAGAAAAGCAAATAGACTTCCATGAGAAAGCTATTGACTATTACATCACGGACTACAGTATTGAACTTCTGGTTCAAAAGGTCAAGGTTGGGGAAATTACAATCCCTGAGTACCAACGAAAGAATATATGGGATATTCCTCGTAAAAGTAAGTTCATTGAATCGGTACTCATTGGTTTGCCTATTCCTTTCTTATTTTTCTGGCAAGATCATAAAACAGGGAATATGGATGTTATAGATGGCGCACAACGATTAACAACCCTTCGAGAGTTTATAGAAGGGGAATTGACCTTAAAAAAGCTAGAAAAGCTAACGGATTTGAATGGTTGTAAATATACGGATCTTTACGAAAGTAGGAGAAAAATATTTAAAAACAGACCTATTAGAGGGGTAATTCTTAGCAATAAAACAGACAAGGAAGCTCGTCTTGATTTGTTTGAGCGATTAAATACGGGCAGCGTAATTGCAGAACCTGCGGAAATTAGAAGGGGATTATTACAAGGACCTTTTTATTCTCTTGTTGAGGAATTAGCACAGGATAAAACATTTAATAAATTAGCGGGTATCTCAATCCAAAAACAACAAAAAGCAGAAAGAGAAGAGTTCATCACCCGATTTTTTGCATATGCTGACGGTTTGGAAGAATATAAGAACGAAGTTAGGAAATTCACATTTGACTACACAGATAAGATGAACGAAATTTTACAGAACACCCCTAATCTAGCAGATAAGTACAAAAATGACTTTAAAACTATCATGGACTTTTTCCAACAAAAATATCCTATAGGATTTAGGAAAGGAGGAAAAGGAGTAGCTTCTCGCACCCGATTTGAGGGAATGGCAATATCAGTTTATATCACATACAAAGAACACCCTAAAATATTAGACAAAATCACTCATCAAGATTGCGTTGACGTATTTGAGAGTGAAGAGTTTATACAAATTGCGGGGAGCGATGGAGCAAATACTAAGAGTAAGTTGTGGGCAAGGCTGCATTATGCTAGAGATAAGTTCAAAGAGAAATACGTAAAATGAAATCTGTACGAAACTTGATGTCAAACAGAGAAACAGAAATAAACGCTTTCTTTGATTTGCTTGATTTTATGCACCAACACAATAAACGAGGACTTCCCACAATATTTTCAAATGAAACTTCAGAGAACCCAGCCACTTTTAATTTAGAAAGTCAACATCTTCATATGTTGACAGCGACTGCATACTTGCTACTATACAATTATGTTGAAGCAGTAGTAACTCAATGCTTAGAAGCACTGAGTAAAAAAATTAAAACCGAACAAAAATCTATCCTTGAGTTTACGGAAACCATTCAGAAGGAGTGGGTCGTACAAAAAATTTTACCTAACGATCAAAGTATCAATGTGGAGAGAATAATAACAAGAATCATAAACGAATTCAAGACAATTCATTCTCAAATAGATGACTTAAAAATATCAAAGGGAGGAGGAGGAAACTTTGACAATGAAGCAATTCATAAGCTCTGTGACCGACTTTGCATAAATTTTAAAACATCAAGAAAGATATCGGAGAATTTACACAGGTACAAGGATTATGCATTCTCGGAGAAGAAAATGTCATTCATGAAAGAAGTCAGAGATTTCAGGAATAAATTGGCACATGGAGAGTTGTCATTTATGGAGTTAGGAAGGAATTGCCAAATAGATAGGCTAAATCACACAAAACAAGTTATCTTCGACTACATGGAGTCTTTCATTGACTCAGTAGAATCACATATTAATGAAAAAGGCTTCTTGCAAAGCTGATACCAACTACTTCTCCCAGCCTCACAGGAACGGCATTACCAATCATGCGACTAATCGCGGTATTGTTGGGCTGCGACTTCGTAACATCGAAAAACTGATAATCTCTAGGGAAACTCTGAAAAATTGCAGCCTCTCTCAAAGATATGGCTCTATCTTGTTCAGGATGACCGAACCGACCATTACCAAAACCAATACACAGCGTTGTCATTGTCGGTGCAGGCTTGTCCCATTCCATACGTCCATAGACACCACCATACGTTTTTCCTGATGACTTTTTATGGCAGTTGGCAACTAACTCTTCTGGCCAATCTTTCCAAGACCCTCCTGGAACAGAGACTTTGATACGCTTTAAATTTAATTCACTAAGCGCTGCACTACGATGCAGTAAGTCAGAAGGATGTGTCTGTCCTGCTTCAATGTTAGGCAAGTTACCAATAGCGTCTCTAACAGTCACATGTTTATCCTTGTGTGTAGGAGCAATAAGCTCAACCTTACCAATACGCGATGCCAGTAACACATGTCGTCGGCGCATTTGAGGTACACCATAATCGGCACACAGTACAGCTTGTGCCCATACCTGATAACCTTGTTCTTCTAAGTTTTTGACAAAATCATGATATACCTCATGTTTAGTCACATCAGGAACATTTTCCATCGTCACTAGCTCAGGCTTAACCTCTCTAATTAATCTAGCAAAAGCATACAGCAAAGGCCACTTTTTATCACTTTTCATATCTTTCCCCTGGTTATAGGTAGAAAACGGCTGACATGGCGCGCATCCTGCTAACAAGCGAATAGCTCCTTCACTATAGTGGGCTTCTATTTCTTCTTTGGTTACTTGCTGTACATCTTTGCAGATAAAGGCTGCACCCTCGTTATTTGCTTCATAAGGAAATTGACAGGCAGACTCAATATCATAGCCAGCCTTAACTTGGATATGAGCTTTCAGTAAACCTGCGGTCAAGCCGCCCACCCCACAAAATAAATCTACAGCCTCTACACGATGCATAAGGAATCTCGTAAAAAACATACCAGCATAATACTAATATAATGCCAACATCATACTAATATTTTACTAAATTTTTACTAAAAACTCGATACCCCCCAGCGATTTTTATTTTTTACTGCAGGAGTTGTTGATTACACCGTAACTGTCACACCGTAAAAGAGAAATTGCTAAGCCAACTCCATCACTAAATCAGGGTGCTTGTCTAATAGCTGAATAAGTTTAAAGGCAGCACCGCTTGGATTGCGTTGTCCTTGTTCCCAAGATTTTAAGGTATTAACGGAAATTCCTAGGCGTTGAGCAAACTTACTTTGTGATAGCCCTACTTTATGACGAGTGTGGGCGATAGGCGACACCTCAACTACGGTTTTACGAGCAAAACGCCCACTCTTGGCTTCTAATAAGGCTTGGCGTAAGCTCTCTTGGTGGTGTTCCATCTCTGGGTCATCTCTCACCACGGCTTGCAGCATTGCATCAATATCCCAGTCTTTTGTGGCTTCTTGAATTTGTTTCTTAAGCATTTTTACGCTCCGAAAACAGACTCCGCATAAAAAGGAGTCACTACAGACTTTTTATGTTTTTGTTCTGCTTGCCAGAGGTCATAATCCAATTGCATTTTTAGCCATGTTTCAGCTTTAAAAAGCTTAAATACTAAACGTACGATTATCACCTGTTGGCATAGTAACAGTAAGGCTTAACTGCCCTCCCATCGCTTCAATATAACGTTTTAGCGTTTTAAGTTTAAGCTCAGCCCCCCTTTTCTCTATTTGTGTAATAGCAGGCTGGGAGATACCTAATTGTTTCGCTAACTCTTTCTGAGAAAGCGAAATCTCTTCACGTAATAGCGCAAGCCCTGTTTCTAGTATTAACTGTTCAGCTCCTTCTTTAATGCGCTTTTGACTTTCTGCTGATTGTTCTGCAATAACCTGTTGTAGTGTTTTCATCATACAACCCCTATAAATTTTCCAAATAACTTTTAAACTCTTGATCCGCTATTTTTATCATTTTCTTATAAAACTGTTTTTCTTTACCTGTTTTATCCCCTGCGCACAAAACAATCGCTTGACGCAATGGGTCAAAGGCATAAAACGCTCTAATTGGACGACCTCGATACTGCACTCTAAGCTCTTTCATATTCGGGTAAGTGGACTCTTTAACGGTATCTGCATAAGGCCTACCTAATAAAAAACCGTATTTTTCTAAATTCAGCAAATGAATTAAAACAGTCTCTCTTAATCCATTTTCTTGCTCATTTAACCAGTCAGAAAAACAATCCGTAAAAATTACCGTCCACTGTTTCGTATTAGTCATTTTATTACCTGTGTTCTATTTAACTCATTATATAAGCTACAGATTATATTTTCAAGTTTTCAATTACTAATATTTCTATGTTTTGTTGCTACATTACATTTATTTACAAAATAAATAATCCATATTGGTTATTTTTATATTTACTTTTATAACCTTTTTGGTTAATATTATAACCATAACGAACGGCACAAGATTGTCGGACTATCGGAGCCACCCAGAACGGGACAATGATAGGGCTGAAAACAGGAATGTGATTAGGTAGTGTAGGTTAGAAGCGTGGTTAAGTCTCACGGAGTAGCTAACCGTTAACACTTAAGAGCTTTCTGGCGAGAGTTTTTAAGTGTTTTTAATAATCAAAAGGTATGATGAGTGTCTACCATGAATAACCTACTCTTCCGTTTTTTAATTATTGCCCAAAGCTGTATAACAGGTTATTTACTTATCTCACAGATTTGGTGGTTATTTTTCGACTATTCACGGTTTGATGAGAAAACTTTAATTATTGGTTTTTTGATGGCTTTGTTGCTCTGCCAACTGATTTTCAAGCGTCGTTAATCGTTTTTCTAATTCCTCGTATTGTTTATGCATAACTTCCTTGGCATCTGACGAAAAGATTTCCGCCAATTCAATACGATAAGCATTCAGTATAAGAATGAGCATAATAATTTCTTCCCAAGAAGGATTCGCTCTAGACTGAATCAGAAAAACCATTATAGCGACTGGAAAAGCCCAGTAAACACATAAAAACGCAATTCTTATAACTGGGAAAAGAAAACTACCCAAAAGCCTATGGAAAAACGTTCCTACTGAATCGTTTACCAATTTTTTTTGCTCTTCTGATAACCAGCTGGCAATGAAGCTTAAAAAAGCCAAAAGAGTACCAGCCCACAGCAATACATCACCCATAAGATACCTCGCTTATAAAAAGATTCGACACCTTAATTATATGCGAGTAAGCGTCACCTGCTTTAGTGGTGAGAAAGCTGGGGCTGACCAGCACCTTTAACACCTAGCCCTACCACAAATATTTATGTCGGTCACTTATAAGGAACCCACACCATGGACGCAGAAACAAGATATTACGATGATCTACTAGAAAAGCACTTAATCGGCTGTGGTTACACCATCGATATTCAATACGATGAAATATTCGAAGCCCTGGCCGACGCTATTGAGGATGATGACAACGAATTTCTAGGTGTCTCAATTAATGATTGGATAGATATTATTCTGAACGACGCATCAGAAAAACGATCAGATCAATTCTGTGATTTATGGAATTTATCAACAAAAGACGCTCACTACTTTGTGGCCCATGTCGTCTTACCTGAAATTCAAAAGGATCTATACAGTTTTATCGAAAAACTATTCGATGACGACCTAACCCCTGAGATGGAATATTTCGTTAAAAAGGAATATTTAAAATGAAAAAATTTTGGAACTGGCTAACGTCAGATTTTGATAATGGCTACGACAACGATCCAATGTGGCCCACGTCATTTAAAGACTTCTTAATTTTAGTAGCTGGTGGTTTGATTACTATCAGCTTTTTTTATGGCATTTATGCCGCACTGTTTTTACTTGAATGTTTTATTTATGGAGCTTAAATACTTATGTTAAGTTGAGAAGAATGGCTACAAGCTAGAAAAAAAGGGATTGGTGGCTCAGATATCGCTTGTTTAGTCGGACAGAACCCATACAAAACAGCCTTTGAACTTTGGCACGATAAGATGTCTACAGAACAAAAAGAGTTTGATGAAGACTCTAAAGAGCGTATGTATTGGGGGATTGAGTTTGAGAACCTAGTCGCACAACGTTATGCTAAGGACAAAGACGTTAAAGTACAACGTATTAATACGATGATGCAGCATAAAGATGTGCCAATCGCTTTAGCTAATATCGACAGGGCTATCGTTAAACCAGGATCTAGAGTACGTTGGTGTGATAAGACCCATCAATTGATTGGTGCAGATAAGTTACTCGAAATTAAAACAGCCCATGCCTTATCAATTAATAGTGATGATTGGGGTGAGGAAAATACCGACGAAGTACCTATTAACTACTGGTATCAATGCATGTGGTATATGGGTATAACTGGTGTACATACTTGTGACCTTGCTGTGTTATTTGGTGGCCAGCGTTTTAAAGTCTATACGATTGAATATGATGATGAGATTTTTAACGCCTTACTTAAACGAGCAAAAGAATGGTGGTATAAACATATTCTCACCGGTATTGCGCCAGATCCACACGATGAAGCCGAAGCCAAATTAAAGTGGGCTAAATCCTCACCTGGCAAAGAAACTATTGTAGGCACAGATGTTGCAGAATTAGTTAATCAGCTAAAAGAAGTTAATAGTAAGTTAGCGATTTTAGAGGACGAAAAACAATCTATTAGAGACAGACTCGTTCCTATGTTAGAAGATGCTGAAATCATCACGTATCAAGGCGAAAAAATCGCTACTTACAAATCAAACAAAGACAGTACCGTGACAAATTGGAAAGAGGCTTACTTGTCACTTCACCCTACCCCTATACACATTGAGCAATTCCAAAGTATCAAACATGGTGCTCGTGTCTTACGTATCAATTAATGAAAGGATAGACTATGTCAGAATTAATTCTAACTGGAAGCAAAGGCTTACAACCTACAAATATCAATGAAGCAATGCAATTGGCTGATATGTTGGCCAAATCATCCATTGTCCCTAAAGAATATCAAGGTAATCCTGGTAACGTCTTTGTAGCTATGCAATGGGGGGCTGAAATTGGACTAGCTCCAATGCAAGCCGTGCAAAATATCGCTGTAATCAATGGACGACCTAGCATCTGGGGAGATGCAATGCTTGCTTTAGTTCGTGGTAGTGGTTTACTGGAATATATTCATGAAAATCCAACAGATACTGGATGTACAGTTAAAGTAAAACGAAAAAATGAAGATGAAGTCGTCAGAAGTTTTACTCAAGAAGATGCTAAAAAAGCAGGCTTATTAAGTAAACAAGGTCCATGGACAGCCTATCCTAAACGAATGATGCAAATGAGAGCAAGATCCATTGCTTTACGTGATGTATTTACAGATGTTTTAAAAGGCATTCATTCAGCAGAAGAAGCAATGGATATGCCTAGCGAACGTGATATGGGTGAAGTTGACGAGGTTAAATCCGAAGAAAAGCCTACTAAAAAATCACGTAAAGCATCTGCAGCTGCCGCTTTAGCTATTGAAGATAAGACTCAAGAACAATCCAATAATACGATCCCTGCTGTTGATTTTCAGGTGTTGATGACTCAATTCCAAACAGCTGGTACTGTCGAAGAATTAAATGCTATTGCGGATAATGCTAAGCACTTAACAGATGAAGGGCATAAAGAAATATTAAGAGGTAAATACAAAGAACGTCTTGCTGAACTAAAAAACCCTCCTCCAGTAATTGATGAGGATGGTGTTGTTTATGCACCGGAAGACGCTACAGAAGATATTTTCTAATTAGTCAAAACTTTTTTAGGTACGTTCAACGCAAAAATGGTTGGTTAAAAGTCAAAATTAAAATTTTTTATAACTTTTATTTTAAATATTTGCTAAACTAACCATATTGTTTACTTTGAAGTAAATATAGGAGGTCACCACAATGCGAACACTATATCCAGTGAAAGAGCGTTATCTCTCCCCAAAAGAGTTTTTAAAAGAGGCAAATAATAGCAACATTGAGCGGACTACGTTTATTCCACCCAAGATTGGTGGAAGTGGCTATGGTCGCTTTCATATTGTGTATAAAACCCCTCAACTTGTTCCTATTCGCTAATAAACATGAGTGACCATAGACCGCCACAAACCCAACTCGTTGAAACTGTACGAGATTTGATTAAAACACAACAAGTTACTCAGGCTATCAAAGAAAAAGAGCTTGATATTGAACTTGAACGAATTCGCTCAAACGAGAAAATCGCTCTAGAGAGCATTAATGCACAGAAAGGCGATCGCAATGAGCAAATCCAGGCGATATCTTCTCTACATTTACAGCGAAACGTTTTGATTGGTTTAGGTATTGTATCTGCTGTAGTAATTATTATTTGTAGAAGTTCAGACCAAATCTGACAAATGAGTTGCAAAAAAGAGAGTTTCCCGTTTGAATAAGAGGTGCGAATCTTTTAAACAAACAAAAGGAAACTCTCATGTTACATACTACCAATAATGTGATTAAACATAAAGCAGGACTGCTTAATTTAGCAGAGCAATTAAAAAATGTGTCGCAAGCATGCAAAATTATGGGCGTATCGAGGGATACATTTTATCGCTATAAAGAATTGGTTGAAGAAGGCGGTATAGAGGCACTCATTGATCGTAATAGACGGGTGCCTAACCTTAAAAATAGAGTGGACGAAGCCACTGAGTTAGCGGTGATAGAGATGGCGATTCATTATCCTGCCTATGGTCAACTAAGAATTAGCAATGAGTTGCGTAAACAGGGAATATTTGTATCACCTAGTGGTGTTCGTTCCGTTTGGTTGCGGTCACAACTTGGAAGAACTTTACCAAA